TTGATAATCCAAGCGAAGTTATATCTGCTAACGTATCTGGAACGCCTACTTGTCGTAACCCTTCTGATACAGTTGGGGCTATTACGGCAGCGGTAGCTTTCTTTCCTATTCCTCCTGGTCTGATTTTACCAGCACTTCCAGCTAATCTTAATCTTTCTTGTAGTTTTGTCCGTGCTTCTAAAGGTAATCCTGTTTGTTTTTCTAAAAAAGAAGCTATGTTTGAAACAGTGGGGACTGTACTGGATGCTGCACTTAATGCTTCCATATATTTTTCTTTATTAAAAACAGGCTCGTCTTTCCATGGTGCTTGAGGAAACTTCTTTCTTAATTCAGCTTCTTTATTACCGTATTCCCACTCTTGCATTTCAGCTAGTCCCTCTCCAGCTCCAAGAGCCTGCCATGCTCCAGCAATTATTCCAGGAGTTGTCATTTCTAATGCGCCTATCACTGGCTGTACCGCATATCTAGCTGAGGTTTTAAGAAGACCTTCTTTCTCTGGCATTGAACGAGTTTCATAATCAGGTAGACCTTCTAAAGAAGACCAGTCTAACTTGCCTTCTGCCTGTTGTGATGCAGCTTGCTGTGGAGCTTTTTGCTCTAATCCTTCTAAAGAAGTCCAATCTAATTTTGTACTCATCGTATTAATTTTCCTCCACCATTTAACCATTGATCTAATTCATTATTTGGTGCTTGAACTGGCTTTCCATCAGGAGACATAACCCAAGTAAACCCAGGTTTTGCAGGTGTATCTTTAACTTCTGACTTTGCAAATGGCATATTTAACATTTGAGCTGATTTAAATTTACCTTTATCAATATCAGCGTATGTTTGGATCAATTCTTTTTGTTGTTCCATAACATAAGGTTTCAATTGCTCATGAACTTTTTGTTGCATACCTCTAGGAGGTTCTCTTCCAGCCTTTAGGTATTGACCTCTTATTCTGTCATATATTTCTAACTCTTTCTCAATTACATCTTGTTTATACTGTTGAAATTCTGTAATTTTTTGGTTGGATTCTTCTGTTTTTCCAGGGTTTTGAAGTGCATTTAATAAGTTTTTTTCTATAAGTTGGTTAAGTTTTGATCCACCTGGCATACCTTTTAGATCGGCCACAAAAAAATCTTTTACAAAACTTGATAATTGCTGGGCATTAGCTGTTTTAATATAATCTTGAGCGTCAAATGGTGCGAATGTAGAAATTAAATTTCTTAAATTTCCTATTTTTCCATCAGATTTAATTAAATTGTCTCTGATACTTAATAAAGTTGCTTGACTAGTACCCTGTTCCTGTCTCTTATTTTCTAAATTAGTAGCATAAGGCTTGTTCTCTTCAAATGCTCGCTTATCTGCTTCAGAAGACACCTTGTCCGTTAACTTCTTGTCTTGTAGGCGTTCTTGTTGTAGAAAAGTTTCTTGATGTTGAGCTTCTTGCATCATCATTTTAGCTTGCGGATGATATCCTTCTGCTTCTAATTTTGCCGCTTGATTCTTCTTATGATTTATTTCAGCTAATTTGTTATTATACTGCTCTTCAGCTACAGGTATAACTTCTTTTTGGACACGATCAGTAACACCTTTTAAAATTGTATCTGGCTGTTCTGTTCCGTCTGGTTGTTGTTGAGCTCCATCTGCTTGCTGTTGCTGAGGCTTGCTTTCTCCTTCCTTGGAAGCTGGGCTATATGGCTTCATAATTGCATCAAGACGTTGCTTCTTTGTTATAGCTTGCATAGCCTGTCCTAAAGAAGTGCCTAAACTGCTTATTCCTTCACCTAAACCTGAACCATAAGTTAACTTAGTAACCATTTTATTTTCCTCCAAACTTTGCCATTATTCCAGCTCCACCTAAGTTTCCAATTGCTTTAATAATATCACCTAAAATACCTTGCTGTTCATGTATCATTGGTGAGAATTGTTGTTGTCCTGCTGCTTGCATACCTCTATTTTGCCCGAGATTGTATTGATTCATCATCTGTCCACCTAACATACCGCTTAGATCTGTAGCACTCTGACCTAATGCTTGATTCAACGCACTTGAGCCAGACTCATCCATTCCCATAAACTGTTCTTTAATCCCAGGAATTATTTGTCTTTGCATCTGTTGTTGTGCTGGATCTACAAACGATTTCTGGAACATATCCTGAAATTGTTGAGGATCTTGTCCTTGCATTGTGTTTGATAGAAATTGTTGCTGTTCTGGGTTTAGTAAATCAACGTTGCCTTCGTGTGTAACACCACCCATCATAGTTTTTCCCATTTTAGCCTCCTTTAACTTGCTATAGCTTCTGTTTTAATATTTTCTTTTAGTTCCTCTTTTGGAGGTTTTTCTTCTTTCTTAACTTCTTTTTTGGGATCATACTCCATAAGAATGGATTTACTGCGGTGGAACCCATATCGCATTGAATGTTTTTCGTAGTTAGTCACCCAATAGATCTTATTTAAATGTGCTTTATTTCTAATGTCTTTGATATGTTCAGCTAGCTTTCTTACTGCTTCTCCTCGGTACCAATACTCTTTATCCATGCTAAATACTTGTATAATGATATCTTTGGATAATGAATCAACACAAAACCATAATACACCCTTTACTTGGTTCTCTTGGTCTGCTAAAACATACAGATGATTAAAAGGATTGAGTACTATTCCTTTATCGCCTTGCATCATACAATTAATCTGTTGATATTTGAAAAACTCTTCTACGGAGTAATCCCTGTCTCTAACTTGCTCTACTAGGTAATGAGGTACGTGATCAGGTGTGAAAACGCGAACCCAGCGGAGTTCTTCTATTTTTTTCATGTTTTTTCCTTTTATTCGTCTTCCAGTCCTATATATCTAATAGAACCTATTAAATGTCCTGTATTTAGAATAGCTTTTTGTATTGTTGTAACTGTAGGTCCACATATCCAAAACTCTCCCCTATATGTATCTGGTATAGCGTTTATTACGACTACTGGATATGTTGCCGCTAAGGCTAAAGTATATTGAACAGCTCCTACAAATGGCTTGCCTGAACTCTTAGTTACTTTATATGGTAGTTCTAAGTATATATTGCCACTAGCTGTGGTAGACGACCATTCTATATCAAAAAATAGTTCTGTATAGATTCCTTGCCTAACAGACCATCCTACTTGTGTAGTATAAGTGAAAGTTCCTGCTACCGTTCCATTAAGTGTTGGAGTCCATTTTGCTTGATCTACTTCTGTATCATTTCTAATAAATCCATTAATATTTTCAGTAAGACTTTCGTACATACCCTGAAGTTCTTTTACTAAATCTTTTAGATATTTATCTCTATCGTTGCTATTTTGATTATCTTCTATTGAAGGTAAATCAATTGTTGTTGGTAATGTCATTAGTTAGTCATCCTTTTTCCAATTGGAGTAAATGATGGATCAAAACCATGTATTTTAAATGGTCTGCTTACTCCATCTGATGTAAATTTTAGGATATGTTGGAAGCCTATGCCTCCAGCAAACACTCTCTTCCATGTTTTGGTCTTGTAAAATAGTTTACGATACACGCCACCACCGTTAGAGAATGTATCAAAAGCCGTGCCGTCAATTCCATCAAGAGTGAAGTTATTAACATCTACTACTGTAATAACGTAAGAAGTTGAGCTTTCGCCACTATTTATCTCTTCCATACCATCTACACCATATATATAGATCGCATCGCCTGTAGCTAGTCCGTGATCTGGAGCTTCTACACTTACAGGGTTTGTATTAGTAGCACCGATAATTTGAGTAATAAAATGTAGGTTTGGTAAGAAGTCTATCTGTCTAGTTAAGTATGGAGATTTTTCAGTATCTTTATAGAAACTAACAATTCCTTTTGTTCTAACATCTGTATCAAAATAGATATCAACATATTGAAATCTTGCTTCTTTTTTCTGATCTTTAAATGGATTCCAACCAGCAGTTACAAACTCAGAGTCTATCGATAAACCATTGTCTGAAGTTCCTGTTTCTAGTTTGAATATCGAACCATTTATATCTCCACCTAAGAAAATCTCTTGATTATCGAGTAAAAAATATGAAAGTAACGTTTCTTCATCATATTCTGTTAGTTCTCTATCTTCATTATTTGCTATCGTAAAATCATCTAAAGTATAGTCTATTGATATGTTTCCATATCCCAAACAGTTCATATCTATTTTATAAGTAGAAAAAGCTCCTGAATCATCATCATAAATTAGGGCTGCTTCATTCTCACTACTAGATGTGTCTTTTTTATTAAATAACGTCCACCATTTTTTCTGATTATAACTTCGTTCGCAAAATACCTTTTTAAATTCATTTACATTAATCTTATTCGTACAGAAATCACTTATTCTATCGTCTATTCTTCTAGTTTCTGATCCATCTGTTGATGTAATACCCCTAATTCCTAATGCTGTAGCATATCTGTCATATCCAACTGAAGCCATTCTTCCTTCAGCAGCCCTAAAATTATTTATTCTTTGCCATTTAAACGCTCTATTTGGATCAGATGTTGGTATTAACGACCATACAGAGTTAGTAAAGAAGACTATTATCTGATTTTGTACTTGTCGAGCTGATATAATCTGATCACCTGTGGCTGCATCTGTATAACCCCCACCACCTGCAACTACATCATTCCACCCAGTTGCTTCTGCTGGATTCTGTTTAGCACACCATCTAGCTCTTTGCGGATTGTTTACTGCATCGGCTGCCCCAGCTGTGAACTCATAAGTATTTAAAACAAGAAGGCGTTGCCCTAGTGAAAAAATTAGTTTTGCTCCTACTAAAGTACGTTGTACTGCTGGTGCTA